CTGAAAGCAGTTGTACCTTGGTAAGGTAAACCATTATCATAATAAGACCTTATGTTTGTTGTTGTTGCATTTGACTGCATGGCAGTAGTTAAGCCATTATGAGCTGCTGTTAATGTCGAACCACTTAATCCAAAAGAAATACCGTTTAAATCACTAAACTGAATTGTTTGTAAATTTCCGCTTGTAGTTCCTGCACTTACGTTTATTGCACCACCACCACCGGGGGCAGCCACCGAAATAGCTAATCCGTTTGAATTTAAAGTAATTGAAGCGTTGGTTGCTGAAGTTCCAATACCTGCATAACCTGAAGCGTTTAAACTAATACCTGAACTATTAACAGTCCAAACTACATTTGTTTGAGCCGTGTTTAATCCTACCCCATCAGTACTTGCACGGGCTGTTGTTAAGTAAGCACCAGCCGATTGTAAAGCCGTTGTTATATTAGAAGCTAATCCAAAAGAAATTGTTGATCCGTTTGTTGAAGCTGATAAACTTGAAGCAGCTACTAAAGATAAAGTGCCTTGTGAGCCGTTTAATTGACTAACGCCAGCGCCACCGCCACCGCCTGCTGAGAAAATAACCGTACTTCCATTAACTGAAAGCGTCATGTTATTTCCACCTTGTAAATAAATATCGTTTCCCGATATTGTAGAAGCTCCTAAAGTGTTACCAGCTAACCCAAATGAAGGTGAAGTGATAACTGTTTGACTTGCTGGTATGCTTCCAAAATTTGTAGTATTTGCCATGTTATGCTCCTATTAAACCTATTGTTCTTAAATCTGTCATTAATGCAGCTAATCTTTGAGCCACCTCTGTTAAAGTCGCTGTGCTAGTATTAAAAGTTGTTCTATTTAATGTCCCTGTTGGTGCTGTTGTATATCCACTTGGTTGAACTACCGGTGTGGCTCCCCAAAAAGCACCCTTTTGATTAGATGCGTTAAATATTCTGCTACCTGTTGTTGTGTTTGTAATTATGTTTACACCATCTGCAAGGGTTATATTTCCACTTACATCAATTCTCATTCTCTCAACACCATTTGAATAAAATACTGGGAAAAAACCACCACTATGAGTATATATTGAAAACTCACCACTCAGCTCATTTAGTTCTAAATATGCCCTAGATACTGAGTCAGCAGTGTTTCTAAAGTTTATAATTGATTTACTATTACTATCAAATGGCTTTAAATTTATAGTAGCCGTTGTGTTTGTGCTTATTCCTTGAAGCGTAAGTTTAGTATTTATATAAACATCACCCTTTGACATTATAGCCCAATTATTCGTACTAGAACAATTTGTAGATATTACAGGTGGCTCTATAAAAAGCGTTGTAGTATTTGTAAACACCTTACCGGCAACTACACTTGTATAAGTAGGTGCTGTTATATACCAATTTCTCTGCGTTGTGATGGCTGTATTTCCAGCCCATTCAGTTGAGCCCGAATCAAAATAAAGCCCAATCCTTTCACTAGCACTTGTTTGATTTGTTAATGCTGGTTTTAAAAACCTAATGAAATTTTGCGCTGCTACAAAGTTTTGATTAGTAACATTAAATGCTGCAACATTATTAAACCTAAATTGAATAGATTGTGCATTATTTAAAAGTAAATCTGTATTATCTCCAAAAATAGTATAATTTGTGTTTGTTGGTAATGCTTGCTGAAACCACAAAGCTGGGGAATTAACTCCAATATTACCGAACTGAATAGTACCACTATTCGATGTGAATAAAGGGTCAGTACTCAATACAGCCGTTGTCCCCGTTCCTGTTACACTATACTCTCCTAATACTCCAGCGTTGTTATAAAGGATACGCGTGTTAGTTCCTGAGGTTATTGTGGAAGTTCCAACGGTTAAACCGCCACCGCCCCCACCAACGCCACCGTAAAAGGTTAATCCAGAAATAGCAGTAGAGCCGTCCCCGATAATATATTTACCATCAGTACTCCTATAAACTATTTGACCGCTTAATAAAACTACAGCAGCATTAGTTGTAAACCACGCAGCATCCTGATAGCCTAATCTGACATTAGCATTTACTGTACTCATCCGAAATATCTTCTTAAAAATTTAACATCCACTCCCTGTTCACCTGTCTTATCAAAGGAAATATCACTAGAACTGCTAGTATTAGAGTTAGGAAATAATTTACTACAATCCCAATTAGCACAGCAATACTCAGAAAATAAATCGCTATTCTCACATAAATATCCCTGTAACATTTTAGTATAGTGCATAGCATTGTTTTTACACTTTGCTTCGAGTCTACTTTCTTTTCCTTGATCTGCATTGCTTAAGTTTTCCCCATTTTGTTGAACGTTTCCTATGTTAGCTATTTTAGTTCCAATGAAAGGTAAAGCCTCTACAGTTACTAGCCATACCATACAATCTCTAATTTTTTTACATAAAATTAATTCATTTGGGTAACTTGCTAAAGTATCGTCTGCTATAATTTTAGTGATTAAATCATTGTATAAATTAGTTCCTATTACCCCTTGTATATGTACATCCTCAGCTATCTTCATAAAAGGATAGAGAGTAACCATGTCTATATTTTTGCCTAGTGGTGAGTTATCTTTAAGATATTGCTCATCTATAAAGTATGCTGTGTTAGCCATTTATCGGTGAAGTTGGGTTTGTACCAGTTGGTGTAAATACTGTGAATGGTAAAATATCTAATTGAACTGGGGTTTTATTAAAATCTAAAATCTTTTGAAGTGATTGAATTAAAAAGTTCCTATCCGCTTCCATACTTACCTTATCAAAAATCTGATAAGCTACTTGTAACTCAGTATTGCCTCCTAATTGACCTGACACTGAAACTCCAGCCAATAAAGGACTAGTTAATTGGTGACCTGTAAGAATCTTTTTATCGCATAACTCAGCTAGTAAAAGTAATTGTTTATCTAGTCCACTAGTTTCAATAGGCATAATATCTGGAGCTAACTCCTTACCGTCTGAAAAAGTCACCACGTGTTTACCTGCATTCTTAGCACCTCTAAACTGAGCTTTTACATTAGCCATTATTTCATCCCTGTCATTCTCGCTTGCTGGTAGCTTATAAAATTTTAACCATAAGCTAGGGTTCATTCCATTCTCTAAGTTACTAGAATGATAAATACCCATTTGAAAGTCTGTGTAAATCCAAGTAATAGCACCTACATAAGATGGCACTCCGTAATAATCTAAATCTCCTACTTTTTCATAAACTAGTTGATTCATGCTTTGCTTATTGTTCTTATTAAAGGCTGCAATAGGCATAGGTTTAAATCCCGGCTGTCTGTATTTAAGCCAATCCTTAGAATAGTAGTAAGTGTCCACTTCATTGTCAGCGTTCATCTTACCAGCTCTAATATGTTTAACAGGGACGTATTTAAGAGTAACTATCTTAGTGAAATCCATGTTATAAATTACTTCATAACAGAAAGCTCCAAACTTTTGTAAGTCATTAGCTAATTTCATGGCTAAAATATCACCCCTGTCTTTACCGTTAGGATTCTTTAATAGTAAATCTAAGTCTAACTTAACATTAGATGGTAGTGAATTATATGCCGCTATTGATTCATCTTTGGTTTTAGTGCCTTTAATAATAAAGCCCTCACCGTGAGTCATCTTAGTTTTGGTCTTTAGGATTGAATTATGAATAGCCGATCCGTATGGTAAGTCAGCTAATTGTAAAGGATACTCGTTATTTTCCCCGTATAAAACCCAATCAGTATTTTTCTTTTCAATTATTTGTGGAACTTCAGGAATTGCAGAAGCAAATACCGACATATTAGAACCACTCGATTGAACTACTTTAGGGCTTACTGCCTTACCTAACGCTTGTTTTAAATCTTTTATTAAACTCATCCTTTAAATGTTTTTGAACTCTTTGTATTGCTATCTCCTACGAAAGTAGTGATAGGATTAGCACTTGAATTACGAACCCAAACCTTGCCCGTTTCTACCGTTGCTAGTGCATTAGCTTTAACTAAACTAACTGGGCTAGTACTAGCCATTTCAAACACAGTATAAGACCAGAAACCAGCCTCTAATTTAATCGTCCCGTTGTAAAGGTTTTGGGTGTTTGATTCTGTAATTGTGAACATATTGTATCTGTCTGTATTGGTACTCATTTCAAATGCTGTAAATGCTATTATTTCACCCGTTGTATCATTAACGAACTCAAATAACCAATCATGCGAGGTTGTGGTAGCCCTTTCATTTAAGGTTAAAACAACCGTATTAGCTTGGCCTTTTGTGATGTAAATCATTATAACTATAATACATTAATTGTGAACTGTTTTTAAATAGAAAACCCAACCTTACAGGGCTGGGCTTTAATCTATGAAACAAAGTTATATTAAGTGTTAGCTGTTAAACAAGCTGCGGTCATCGTGTTTGCTGGGCTAGGTTCTTCACCTACAAAAGTTAACACGTATTGATTAAGTTCGTTTTTAGCTGCTCCTGAACCACCTACCGAAGTAGTTAAGTTCATTCCGTTTGTCTCCCCCAAATACCAAATTACATTATTTTGGTCGACAACCACAATAATTAAATTCTCTCTTTGAGCTAACAGTATTAATTTATCTCTTTTAGTTTTCTCCCTACGGTTTAATGTTAGGGTCACTGTTTGAGTGTATAAGTCACGACCTGCGGCCTGATTAAATTCTCCACTCTCTACATAGTTTGCGTTCCCTTTGTTGAACTCAAACTCATAAAGAACGCCACTCATTGAAAGCGTACTGATTTCATCACCGGGACTTGACAAACCGATTGAAGTGATATTAGACTTTTCTGTTACGTAAAAGCCTTTAAGACCTCCTATATTATTGTCGCAACCAAGCGTTAAGCCAGAAGCTATATTTGAACAAGGCATATTTTATAAATTTATTTAATTAAAAAATAGCAGGGAGTTAATTAAAACCCCCTGCATTATTACTATGAGTAAAGAACAATCTCAGCACCTACACCGAAACCGAATCCGATTTTAAACTCAGTTATCATACGAACAGTTGGCTCACCTAAGATGCCTTTCATACTGATAATGTTTAATTCGTTTTCGTCGCTTACTAAGTCTGTAGCATACCACAAGTTTTGAGGGTCAGCGCATACAGCTCTGTAAGTTGGCATTCCTTCAGCTACTACAATTTTAAGGTCGATGTAAGTAAGTTCATAAGAACCTTGATTCCAACCAACCAACGCGGGGTTAGCAGTTACCAATGCTTGCTTATAAGCTCTTCCAACTACTGGGGAAACATAAAGAACTAATTTAGAAATATCTAAAGTGGTTGGGATTGCTGTGTAAATCTTAGTGATTTCAGCAATACAAGTACCAGCTACTCCGATATTAGTGCTAGTAGCAGCTACGTCTACTACTGTAGCATCAGCAAGTAATTGCTTGATGATACCATCACACAAAGTTACTGGAGAAGCTGAATCATCACCAGCCCAACAGATAACCTCAGTTTGTTGTGAGATACGATTAGAAACTAAATTCAATAAGAACTCGTTAAAGTCAGCAGGAATATTCCCGTCAACATTACTGCCCGGTCTTAATTTTTCTGAAAGGTAAATCGACTCGTAATCTTTTTCGCAAATTTCGAGGTTAACCTTCAATGCACAGACACTTAAAGTTTTCTGGGCTAGGGAAATAGTTCCTGTTGAAGCGAATGAACAAGAGTCATCAGCTAGGATGTTACCTAAGTTAAGTGATCCAACTTTAACGCTGGATTTTACATTAGGGAAAAGACGGAAAGTAGATTTACTAGTTCCAGTCAATAACGCAGTTGTATAAAAACCATCTAGGTCTTTACCTGTGTAAGTTGTTGAATTTGATAATACAGTTGGCATTTTTTATTATTTGTTTTTATGTTTGTTTAAAATTGATCTTAATGCTTCGAATTTGCTTTCTTTAACTTCAGGCTCTTTTGCGCTAGTGATAGGCTGTGAAGCTGGTAGGTTAGAGAACTTTTGGTTTAGGGTTTCAATCATGCCTTTTAACTCATCAATTTGAGATTTCATTGCTGATTGAATTACTGCTACTTCTTCGTTAGATAATTCTCCTTCTGGTTCAGATGGTGAATCTTCAATAGCTGTAATGGTTCCGGCTGCAACTACAATAGTTGAACCGTTATCTAAATTAAATGTACCCTCGTTTACTGTAGTTCCGTCAGTTGCTGTAATAGTAACTTCTGCTCCTACTGTGAAGGTATCATCTTGGGTACTTAGTGTATAAGCACCGTCGCTTGTTTTTACTTCCATTTTATATGTATGTTTAAATTTTTTCATTTCCATATCAAGAAAACCCTCAATAGAGAATCCTTTAACATTGCCAGTCTTAACCTCATCTGCCCAGAATTTAGAGTCACCTATGTAGGCTCCAATCATTGCAGTATTAATAGGGAAATCAAAACCTAAATCTTGGCTCTTATCATTTTTACCTGTTAACCATATTTCTTGGATAACAGCGTTCTTTAACTGTGAATCTTTTTTGTGTTGGTAGTTTAGGTTTACAGTCTTAGCCTGAGCTTGGAACTTGCGAACCATCTTAATTATTTCCTGCTCTGTGAATATTACATAGTACTCACCCATCTTAGGGTCGTTTCTGTAAATAGGTTGGTTAGGAATTAAGATAGCACCGTATAACATTTGCTTATCAGCATTGAAAGCAAAGTTTTTAATATTAGATAAGGCTACGAAGTTAGACTCGATTGCAGGGTAATCAACACAAGAAATCATGTTGATGCCCTCATTCGATTCTAAACTTTCGTCAATCTTTATAAAGAATACGGGTAACCCGTTCAATGATGCCATACCCCTATAATACATTTAGGAGTCGGCTTGTTTTTTGTTTACTAGAACCTAGCTTGTTCTTCTACCCTAATAACTCTCCTTTGAACATCATTAATCTCTGACACCCTAACTATTAATGGTTGGTTTACTCTATTGCCTGACTCATCAAATTGTGTGGAGTCCTGACTTCTTTGTGGTATTGGTTGAGCTGCTGGGTTAACTCCGCCACCTGTATTAATATCTCTTATTCCCCCACCGCTTGAACCACTTGGAGCCGATCCCGGATTGAACCTAGCTGCTAAAATCTTAGCTACTTGGGCAGCCGCAAATATACCAGCAGCAGCAGCAGCCGCAATTTTAAAGCCAGGAGGTGCAGTTGCAAAAGCTGATAAGGTAGCACGTGTTCCATCGATAGCCGCTTGACTTGCTTGGAATGCTTTGTTAACATTAAAAGCCTTTTTCTTAATTTCTAATTGACGCCTTTCGTCCCCTTCAGCAGCGTTTAACTGACCTTGAAAGAATAAGTCTGATAATTCCTTAGCAGCCGCTATTGAGTCTTTTTCTATTTGTAGCTTAGTTTCCTCTTTAGTTCTTACTTTAACTTCAGCTTTTTTATCAGCTTCTTCTTGTGCCTGAGCTGACTCAGATAATCTATTTGCTAGTAGTTGGGCTTCCTGTTCATTATAAACCTTTACATAATCAACCCTCTTTTCAAGGTTCATTTTATCTAGTTCATCCTGTGCCCTCTGTTCAAAGTCTGCTTCTTCTTTAGCTTGGTCTTTTGCGTTCTTCCATGCTTTATACTTTTCGTCTATTTTCTTTTGCTCATAAGCATACCATTTATCATAGGACTCTTTATTCCTTTTCTCTATATCTTTCTTTTCCTCAATGTCTATAATCTTTCTTTCGGTAGTAGCTGCCTTTAACGCTGCTGTTGACTCTGTTAATTGCTTCTTTTCTTTTTCTGTTAATTCCTTACCTGACCTTATTGTTAATAGTAATTGATTTAAAATAGCCGTGTTAGTGTCAATGATTGCTTGCTGTTTAGCCCTCTCAAATTCAACCGTACTTTTACCTGCTGCCTTTGCTTCCTTACCTAACCTGTCATACTCTGCGCTTTGAGCTGATAGAGCCTCTTTAGAATCTTCAGCCATCTTTATAGCCTTCTCACCCATCTCATCTAAAGCAGAGTTTGTAAGTCCTATGTTATCTGTTAACCAAGTTATGCCGTCACCAATGGCTGAAATAATATCTCCAACAAACTGAAGTGATTTAGCTAAAATTCCTGAGCCTTTAGATAGTTCGTTAAAGTTTTGTACTAAGTACATTATTCCCTCAACGATTAAGAATATAGGAATAGCCTTCATTGCAGCTCCTAAACCTTTTAACGCTGTGCCTAATTTACCGGGGTCAGCATCAAGTAAACCTTGTTTAAATAAGCTCATTGAGTTATTTAACTTCTCAATTCCTGAGCCTTTTAAACTTTGGGTTTCGTCTTTTAAATCTTCTAACTTATCAGTTAACTCCGCTACTCGTTTAGCAGCTTGGCCGTCACCATTTAGGGCTAAGGCTTTCATTTCCTTTAGCTCCTTTTTGATCGCTGATAACGCATTAACATCAGCGTTAACTTTTATATTTACTGCTACATCAGCCATTTTCTTCTGCTTCCTTTAGCCATTCATCACTCTCAGTTCCTTTTATAAAACCGCTAATAATCATAATGGAGTTTAACTTCATCTTTATATAAGGTAATACAGTAATGTTCAACTGTATATTATCATCCTGTAAGCCCTGTGTTATATCTACCGTACTCATAAAATTCGTATAATTTTTTATTTTCTATTTCAAAACTCCTGTGTGTTAATGTTAGCACAAAGTTGGTTTGCATTACTTGTTCAATCCTTGTTACGTCCCCTTTTGCTAGGCAGTATATGTAGGCGTACCATCCCCACTTTTTAACCTTAGCAGCCTCCGCCAATAAGGTATTCTTTTCTGCTTCTGTTTCTGGTTCATCTCCATCTTCAGTATCTGAAGTTGAAAATATACCGCTATGGTCTGAATACAGTTTCTTTCGATATTGCAAAAAAAAACAACCGTCCCATAAACCTGACCTACATTAACCTTATCCCTAAATATGCTAGCTCTCTTTTCTGAAGTGATCGTGTCATAAGGTAAACTGTTATCCCTATAAAATACCCCCAAGATATTATGTAAGTTATTGATTGGATCCTCAAAGTATTGTTCTAAGTCAATCCACTCACCTACTGAAAAAGAACTCATCTTAACCATGTGGTAAGTAGTATCGTCTATCGTTAGTACTTCTTCAAAGTCTTTATCACTTGGTAGTTCATCACACCATCCTAAAGCTGCTACAATCCTATTAAGAGATTGCATATCGTACTTTCTTATTTCCTCTGTATCTTCATTGATTAGAATTGAGATAATCTCTAAAGCCCTAGATTTACTTTCTAAAGGTATTGAGTTAATTTCTTGGAACTGACTTACTGTAACTTCATTCCAACTGTCTGGTACTTTAATTATCATATTGTGTATAGCTTAGATTTATTTGAATATACTGTTAGCTTTCCATTAGTATCTAATATAGTAGTATAAGGCATAGCACTTCCATCTATTGTGGTTGAAGGGCTGTTATTATCGTCTATTGTAAATTCGTATACTCCTGTGTTAGAAACTATTTTAAACACTACTTTAATAGGATAGTTCCATACGTCCCATGTGCAAGTAATAGCAATACCAGAGGCATCTAAATCTATTTCATAAACATCATAAAGACCGTCTATTATGAAGTCTGCCGTAACGGCTAACACCCTAACAGCTTGCTTTCCTATTTCAGTTTTGTTATTATAAGTAGAATCTATTACCCTGTTAACTAAATTAGTTCCTGTAAAGTTTCTCACATCACCATTCACTACTACGCCAGTACACCCAACTAAATGAACGTTATTAGCTCCAAATGAAATGTAATTAGCAGAGCCCCCCATGATAGTTGAGTTCTCGCCTAAGTTATTATTACTGTCTCCTATTTTAAAACTATTATTAAGCATTACCCATATTGCCTCCGCCAATTGTATCACTAATTGAATATGTGCCGGGTACAAAAATTGAATAGTCAGTTAATTTAAGTAGTTCGCACATTGTAGTTTCTTCCATTAAAGGGTTATAATCTTCTATTTTGTTTACTAAATAATATCCTTGCTCTCCGTTTATTACTGTGAATATTGGATATCGTGGATCAAATATTGCTATATCGTGCGGTCTAAGTTTAAACCTTCCTCTTACTATCTTACTGTTCTTATCGCTAATACGATTAACCCATTGTGAATAATACTTATTATAATTATTATTTGTAGTCCAAGTAGTAGGTAGTATTCCTTGAGGGGCGTAAATTCTTTTTACTTGTCCCCAAGCTAAATCCAAAGTAGGACTATAAGGATTATCCGTCATTCCCACAGCAGGAATCGTTGTATAAACTATTTGCGAATTAGGTACTGTTCCGCCAGTTAACGTCCATTGAGTGTTTGGTAAAGTAACATTCCCACCAACATATAATAACCTTATGTTAGGTTTACATGGTGTTATAACAGCGTTTGTCTTAGTTAGTATCTGTGGAATGATAGCGGGGTAATTAGGGTTTACAGCGTATGGTGTAGCACTAAATCCTGACTCGTAAACATTCTCACTCTTAATGAAATCGTTTGTTATATCTTTCCTATGTATTCCATAACTCTCTTTATATTCATCTTGATAAAGTTTATTGTAGTAGTCACCATCTTCCTTATCTTGAAATATTAGTTTGTTATTATCTAACTCTCCTAATGGAATTATCTCAACCCCGGCGCCAGTGTCATGTTCCCAAGTTCTTGAAGTTAGTAATCTGAATGTTGGCTCAGGTTCAATTAATAAATTATTAGGTATAGATTTATCAACCGTACATTGTAGATTAAACTTTTTAAATATCCATCTTACAAAGTCTGACTGTTTAACGTTTAAAGGTATTAATGTGTTTGGGTTTACTGAATCCCCCTCTACTATATTAGCACTTGCTAACTCTGCCGAGAAGTTTGAACCGCTTGATAAAGTAGAGTTTAACAACCAAGTTCCTGCCGATAGTGTCGTTTGGAATGTTGGATTAGTAAAAGTTATAACAACCTTATATGATAAGGTAGAATATAAAAATGTATCTACAATAGGAATTGAAACGTTAAACGTTCCTAATCCTACAGGTATTTGATTGACTTGTATTTGTCCAGTTGCCACTACTACGTTATTAGATGCAAGAACTGAATAAGTGATCGCTCCATTAATACCCCAACAAAATGTTGTTGCATCTGCTGCGTTCCTTGTTATTGTAATATCTAAACCAACATTAACGTTAAGGTTATATTTAGCAGTTATTGAAGGCGTGAATGATGGTGTGGCAAATATATTTCCAGTATCATAAATTTCAGTTTGAAATGCTATGTCTGTTTTTGTAGTTTCTGAGTAAGATAAGATACTTGAATTAAAAGTTAATGACTTTGAAAATGTTTGTACTCCTGTTGCCTGAGCATAAAACTTAGAAGCGTTTATTAATGCTGATGATCGTATCGGTGGCTCAGTCGGAGGTATAACCAATCTTTTAAAGAATGTACTATCTAAAAATGTTGAAGTCCAAGTATAACCAGCAGCGTTAAATATAGCGTATAAGTAAACCCTAGCATACATACACGCCCTTAAATGCGCAGGATTAACAAAGCTCATGTTAGAGTTATTAACACCCCAATCAATGAAGCCATAATAATAACCATTAGCCTGAACTCCCGGATTATTCCAAGAGTTTAATAAGTTAGTATAGTTTAAAGTGTGTGTCCAGTTTGCTACTCCTAATTCCGTTGGTGTTGCAGTTAAATCAATATCATCTAAGTAAAGGTTTTTTATCTTAGTGAACAATGTAACGACCTCGCCAATTATATTGCACCTGTAAATTACACTACTATTTGTTTCATCCTGTTCAATTCCTAATATTTGTAAGTGACCATCAAAGTTTAGTATCTCATCTACATAGTAGTAAGCCTTTACTTTTAGGTTAGGGTTGAACTTACTTAGTGATATATTAACATCGTAAACATTCTCAAAGAATAAATTAACTTCTGGTGATCCCGGTATTTTAATTGACTTTGAATAAGACCCGTTTATTGCGCTGTTAATATCCCTTACCTCAGATATTTGAAATGTGATAGGCACAGGAATATTATCAAAATATGGACAATCAAGATTAAAATTGCCTGCTGGACTTCCAGTGTTTTGTTCATTGACTAAGATTAATCTAGTATTAACCATGCTGATAAATATTCTTATAAGTTGGTTCTACTGTGATTGTTATTCCTTCGTTCTTTTTATTATAACTCTTATTAATAAGTATTGAAGGGGTTGTGTTCTTAACTGGAACTAATCCAATAGTCGAACCGTAATCAATATATAAAACTGGTGATGTAAATATTTCTCTATGGAAATTGAATTGATCCTCGCTTAACCAATCTGTGTTAAGTAGTATTGATTCCTGACCAATAGAACTTAAACACTTCTCCCACATAGCATCCCTGCCATATCCCCAAGACGAACCGTTTAATGAGTTTGGATTCTGTCTGTAAAATGTTTTCTCGCTTGTCTCGGTAAGCTCTGACATCTTGTTAAAGTTCAATGTCTCGAAATTACCAGACTTAGCTAAGTAGTGAATAGTATAAACAGTAAATGTCGGTTCGCAGCCTACATATATCCTTGATATGTTTTGCCTTGCTGTTACAGGAGGCATTGTATAGCCATCTATTATATCGTAGTATGCAACTGTTGCCCCCATTATAGAAGCTGCCCCTGATACTACAGTGTATAGAGAAGATGAAATATTAGTAAGTCCTTTATGTCCTACGTCAATAGCCACATACTTATCTGTGTAAGTTGTTCCTGATTGATAAGGATTAGGTATGTCATAAACTCCTATTGCCGTTCCTCCTGAATCATACGTGTTAATCCTGAAAAACTCTAAGTCGTTATTCTCCGAGCTTAGCGCATAAATGAAATGGCTCTTATCTGGGAACGTAATCTTATTAGAAGTGTACCATCCAGTTAACGTATTGTAAACGTCACTCGTAATATACTTAAAATTACTTGTAGAGTTCTTGTAAACATAATCTGACGAATCATAGTAAACCCAATCTAATGGCTTTGCTACTCCGTTCCAAATAATATAATCGTAGTTACTCCCCGCATGGTAAGAGGCAGAATAATACTCGCCAATATTAACACGTATCTTTCTAATTGCATCCGTACACCTTTGGAATCCATAAGTATTCTTAGGTACATAGTTTTGAATGAATTGATCGGTGAATACTTTAGCATCAAACCAAAGGTCAGATAACACAGGTCGTTTAGGACAGTTATAGGTTTGAGAAGTGCCAGTTATTAAATCAGTAACTATCACTCTATAAGTAAAATCACTTACTGAAGTTTGATTAGAGGTTGCTCTAAACGCCTGTGCATTGTAGTTAGGTGTGTATGCTGCTGGTGTTTGTGTTACTGTGATTGCCATTTACTTTAATTCTTTTTCTAATTGTTTATCAATATCCAATGCCATTGCATCCCCTAACCCTTGTTCAAATTGTTTCTGCCTTCTAGTAGTTGGTATGGTAAAGAAGTTAGTAGGTTGTATTCCAAACATCCATATTGAACGTCTAATTACAAATGAAGCACTCTTATCAATACCTTTAATCTTTAACCATCTTCTAAAGCCTGAGTCCTCCGGTGGCATCTTATCCTTAAAGGCATAACGTCTACCCTCAAATTTATCTACCTGTCCCTTTTGTACTTTCTTACTCTTACCTTTAAAACCTTTTATCTTACCCCTACCACTCACACCCGAATCAATATACTTACCGTATTCATTCATGTAGAATGATAGAGTCAATTCATTCTTATCTATCTTATACTTGATAGATTTCTTTAAGTCACCTGTGGCGTTGTTAGTTAATCTATTCTTGATCTCAGATACAACTTCTTTGCCGTACTTGTTTAAATACTTTTCAGTAAACTTATATTGCTCTGCCATGATTCTGACCTATTTGGTTTTGTCTTTCTCTAAGTCTTTTCATAGCCTCAGCAAACTTTTCCATGCCGTACTTATAAGCCTCATCTCTAGTTGAGAATTGATACTCACCTCTAGTACCCCATTTCCATAAGCCTGTTTCTCTTGACTGGTATGCCTTCATGTTATATTATATTATCTACTACCGTTGTTACGTTAGCTGTTATAGTATCCTTAATAGTTGTTAGAACAGTTACTAAATAAGAACCTCCACCGTTTACAGTTGCAAGCACATTACCATCTTGGTCTACAATAGTTACTGAAGTAGTATTGCCTCCCGGACTAACAAAAGAGCTTGCAGGTATATCACAGTAGTTACTATTTAATTCTGAATCTATTGTTACGTCTGCCTTCCAACCTGTTACCCAATCGGTGAACTCCTCCATGAATGGTTCAAGAACTGGATCACCCGTTAAGTCATAGTTATCTGATTCGTCCCTTAATATCTTTATTACATCGTTTAGTATCTGTTCAGTATCACTCCATACCTCAGTGGTTTGGTTATCATCTACGTCATTACGCTTAACTAAATCAAATACTAATATTCTAAATGTTCTTTGTTGTGTCTGGTCTAAAGTAGTTGAGTTGATAGGAACAACAAACATACAGGGGTAGGTTATTTCCTTGTTCATTAGTTCTTCTATCTGCCATGCCTCACCAAACCCATAAGAGTTTAATTGATAGTGAGCATTCTTGATATCCTCAAATAAGTCTTTATAGTTGTTTATTGTAATCATCCTTCTATGCCTAGGCTAGTTAGTTTCCTAATCTGTGTGATAGTTAACTCAGGGGTTAAAATTCTTTTACCTCTAAATCTTACCCATTTATGTCTACAGTTGTAAGAACCCTTGTATAACTTAACATCGTAGTTTAGGTAGTTGCTCAGTATGTCTATATCGACTGAGCTTACTACCTTATCGTACTTTAGCATCTGTTTACAGAATGGTCTAGTCTTATCATCTAAAGGCCCAGAGTAATAATAGTATTCCTCATCTGGCTTAGGCTTGCGGTCTGCAAACTCATATTTAACTTCTTCTACTAAACTCTTTGAGATACCTTTCTCGAGCATCATCTTATTAATGTAATGCTCTAATTTGAAAGTTGATATTTGGTTAACATTCATTAAATCTATAATACAATTAGTTGGGTCTGTTTATAGTCTACCCATCATGTAATTGAACTCACCTTTACTCTTATATTCCTTGTAACATTGGTAAGCTATACAGCAACTCATTACCCCGTCATCGTGAAAGCCTGAAGGAGCTGAGTATTTTATGTTTCTAGTCTTAGGGTTATACTCATAAGTAAATACATTGAACTCTTTTATTAACCAATCAATGTTAGGTAAAGTGAATTGTTGGTTTTGAATAGCTACCTGTAAACCCTCAACGATATCCTGTTTAGATTTTGAGGTAGTAACGAATGGTTTAATCTTTGGGTAAAGTTTTAACAGTTGCTCATAGATAACGTCCCCTATTGAATTAACCTCTATTAATACGTGTGGATTGTATTGTTTAAGGA